AGCAATCGTCGTCAATTGCTTTGACGCTTGGATAATATTATCACCTTGATAATCCAAATTATTCTTTCTTGGTAATAACGGCATTTATATAATACAAATATATTTTTATTTTGTATTATATTTCTATTTGCGAAACACCACTAAATTAATATAATCCGTGTTCTTTCACATATTTACTTGCTTGTGGGAGATTTAATCCGTGCTTTTTCATTATTTCGGCAACAATAGCGCCACGAGCGCTTTCACGCTTTTTACCAGATTGAGGTAATTGTTTGCGACCTTTTCCAGATACAGAAGGGACTGGGGGATTATACGACGCTAATGCTGGGGGCATTAAACCAGTATTGATGTGAAATTGACTGGGATTATCCATTATCATTACACCGCCTTTTTTGCGAGTAGCGACTACTGGTTGAAAAGGAAGTATTGAGTGTCCGTCTGCGCCAACCATCGGTGAGCGTCTTACTGCCTTTCCAGATAAAGAACCACCACGACCCATTGCCATCAACAAGGGAGCAAATGGGGCGATTGCCGAAGAAACCTTACCCAAATCGTCCAAGAAGTTTCCGCCACACATTCCATCATCTCGTCCAAGACCCATTAGCAAGGGAGCAAATGGGGCGATTGCCGAAGAAACCTTACCCAAATCATCCAAGAAACTTCCGCCCTTCATCATCTTATTAATGGCGTATTTACTTGGAGGTTTACCTTTACCCAATCCCAAAAGGAGAGGCGCAAATGGCACAATAGCGCTACTCACCTTACCCAAATCGTCCAAAAAGTTTCCGCCTTTAATGGTTGGATGAGGAGGAAGGGGGTCACCACGCCCCATTGCCATTAATAGAGGCAAAAATGGTGTCGCTATTTTAGCAATTTTACCAATATCGTCTGCGACACCACACCCAGTAAGAGGTCGCCCAGAACCACTTGTAAAGTAACCACGAATATCTGGTTCGTTCCCCATTGCTGTTTTTCGTGCCGAAGCACGGTCCTTTCTTGACATCGCCCTTGTTTGTAGTGCTATTTTTTTTCTATTTTCTTCTATTTGCTTTCTTGTCATTGGAACTTCTTTGGGTTCTTCTTCTTTATCACTCTCGCTTTCTGGTTCTGGTTGAGATGCGACTGGTGTTTTTGGTTTGCTACCACGCTTTTTGGGTGCTGGTTGTTCCATTATCTCACCCTTATAAATATTCCACATATCACTCGGTTTCTTACCCTTGTATTTTTGACCGAATGCCTTCTGGGCGTAATTGATGGCGTTTCCAGATGGTTTACTTACTTTATTAATTTCAAATCCTTTGCGTTGCTTCCCAATCATCTTCGCAATAATAGCGCTATTTTTTGACCCACCTTTTCCAGATTTATATTCTTTGATTTGGTCTTTTAAATATTGTTTTCCTTCTGGAATAACGACATCGTGAAATACTTCTTTGGCGATTGGAGCAATAGCGTTTCCAAGCGAAGAAAATCCAGATTTGAAAGTATCAAACACACCAGCACCAGATATAGGCACACCAGCACCAGAATAAAAATGGGGATGATTATCCAATTGCGTATTTGCTGAACCAAATCCACTCTCGTTATACTGGTTTCCAGTCATTCCAATATATCCGCCTTCTGCGGTTGCCCTAACCATTCCATCACGACCAATTAAAAATCCGCCCTTCTTTCTTCTGCGACCTTCACCCTTCATATAAGAGCGTAATGCGTCTTTCGCCAATTCTGTTCCAACTTCTTTTACGATTGGCGTAGCAATTTGGGCGACCCCAGAAACGCCTTGTTTGAACCCTTTACCGAAGTCTTCCCAAAATGAACCGCCTAACATATCTGGTTGAGATGCGCCTAAATGACCGACTGAAAGGGAACTTGGGTAATCATATTCGGTAGATGAGGGCAAAACAAAGTTTCTCATTCGTTTTCCACCGAACATCGTTGGTTGAGGTAATCCACCAACAACCCCACGCTGAATTGCGTCTAAAAGTTGGCGCTTAATATACTCGTTGTATTCTTGAACTGGTTCTATTCCACTCATTTATATATACATTACTTATATTATTTTTTTGAATAATATAATTAATTCTAAATACTTCTTAATTCAGTTTTAGATGTAAATCTATTGGGATTTTACCGAGAAATCTATAAATCTATTTTAAGCAAGGTGTTTGGCGAGTTTGGATTTAGATTTTCCATTCATACTGATTGACCCACCACTCATCGCCCCACCACTCATCGCACCGCCAGAGTGAGCGCCACCAATACCGAATTGTTTCATCACATCCTTAACTTGCGAAGGTAGCATACCACTAACTTTTTTTATCATATCCATTGCGTTACCCATACCTAAATTACCCATTTGTCCCCCAACAAGGCGCTTGTATTCGGTAGATGAAAGAGCGGATTGAGGATTTTGTTCCTTTGTTCGTAGCACTTGTTCTTTGGTGAGAATACCAGTAAAGATTTGAGAAGTTCCTTGCTGGGTTGCGAAAATACCACTATTCATCGTAATAATACAGATTTCTGGTTGCGATATAGAGAAATCATACTGGTTAGTAACCGATAAGTTGAATTGGAATTGATATTGCCCGAGCGAACTTGCTGACAAATAGGATGGCAAACTGAAATTGTAAACTGGTGACAATACCAAAAGACCACCAGTAGTAGCAACTTGACTGACCCCACCAGTAGCGTTGTTATTTACATCAGCACTTCCACGAAACTCGTGGAATGTCTGGGAACTTCCGTTGGCGTATGAAATATTGTAAAGGTCTTGCTGTGTAGCAGTAGAAAGAAGACCAGATGCGTTGTTAAAATTGACGCTAATTCCGTTAATTGCTAAAAAGGAACTGGTGTAATTCTGGTTTTGAGAACTCATCGGCACACGAGCGCAAATTAAAATTAAATCTGGGACTTGATTGAGTTGGAGTGATTGAGATGTAAGAGTTTGAGTTGCCCCAGAGGCAATCGTAGTTCCGCTGGAAAATGTGGTTAAATATCTGGGGTAATCCAAATAAGGGACAACATTTTTCGTTGAAATCTTGGCGTATTGTTCTGGTTGAAGCGATAAGAAGTTAAAGAGCAATCTGGTATTGGCGAAACCGACTGCTTGACTGGCACTTCCGTTGGGAGCATCAGCCCATCCAAGCGCTATACCGCTAATGTATCCAGTTAATCCGTTTCCAGCAACATTTACAGCGTTGTTTGCTGTGGAGAACAATCTCTTACAAGAACTATCCACATTTAAAACCATACTCATATTATTCACCCCGACTAAACCAGCGCAACAATTAGGGGTCATATTGATAAAAGGTGAAAGAGCAAGGAAGGGTTCAGTTAGAACCACCTTGATAAAGATTTTCCAAGTGTTCGTTAATGGGTCAGTAGAAATAGGAGAGTTGTCGGTAAACACACCGCCAACATATCTATCAATTTGAAGGAACTCTAATTTGTATCCACCACGAGGGCAAAAATCAGTATCGTAAGATTGATTGTTAAATGAGGCGAGAGGGTTTGAGTTTGAACCAACGCCGTATGAGTATTCACCCCACGCGCAATCTGGGTATGAGGGGGTCATCGTGTTATATCTGCTTAATGCTTCGGTAGAGTTCATTCGCATCAACATCGGTAAAACGTCTTGTAAATTGGTTGAAACGGAAACATTATTTATTGTTGCTTGGGTGGTGGTAAAGAGCGAGTTCAAAGGAAATGCTTGAAGACTATCTGTTAAACCATACTGAAAAACTTTTGCCCCAATTGGGACTGTATAACCAGTGCCACCAGCGCTAATTTCAAAAGACAATTCACTTGAAAGGAGTAAATGGCGGTCAATCACGATATTTTCACTTGGGATTTGGATATTGAATACAAGTGAGGAATTACTTGACGAAACTGCTTGGAATTGTTGGAAAGTGGATTGCGAAGCACCGCTAATAACCCCAAATCCTTCGGTAGAAGTAATATCTGCGATACGAGCATCCTCAATTAATACACAGCGAAAATCACTCATTTTATATATTACCCTAACATTTTAATTTTTTGGATTAAATATTATTCGGCGCTAAAAGAAAACAATTCTCTAAATGTTCGGTTTCGCTTAAATACTTTAAGCGGATGAACTTCCACCAGTTCCTTTTCTGGTAAAAAGTAATTTAATAGTGGCGGTAGACCCAGAAGATAATTTGAAAGGTTGGAGAACCCCAGTTCTGGATTTCCAATAAACATTTAAGTCTAAATTATAGATTGGGGTATTCCCTACTAAATTAATTAATCGGTATTGAGCGCTGGGGGTATAAACAATATTCGGTTTGTAAATACCAGTATCGCTTACGAAATCAGTTACGACTTGTGAAATGTTTGAATTATTTCCGCCGTTGTTATAAACTTCGCCGTTAATAAATAAAAGTGGAGAACTGATATTTGCTGGAACAACTGGTAAAGTATTACTCGTAAATACAATTGAAGTAATAGGCGTCCAGAGAGCAATAGTAGAATATTCTTGGACGATTTGTAGAGCGTCATACTGCGAAATCGCTGGTGCGGTTGGAGGAAAAACTATTACATTTGCGCCACCAAAACCGTCCATTATTATTTGAATATTTTTACCATCTGTAATACCTACTGAACCCTTAACTAATACTGGGAAACTGCTAAATATTTGATACATCGCTGGGTTCATATAAATCTCAATTGTATTGGCGATTGAATTATCATACCCAATTTGTTCCGCTGTTAATACAGCGCTATTCGTTGGAATGTCCCACGACATCGTAGGAGCGTTTGCCGAAGGCAAAACTAAACCAGCGGTAGTCACTTGAAGGTCTAATGCCGTAAAACAAGTCGTAAAAGTATTGTTGATTAATTGTATCCAATATTGATAATTCAATATCTCGTAATAACCAGTTTGGTTATTTTGAAGACCATCTGTCGTTTGATTTGGAGGTGCTGGTGCGACGGCATTCTCTAATTGAGGAATAAACTCTACGAAGGTCTGTTCGTTAAAGGTTTGAAAAGGAGCAACTGGATTAGTCCAAGAGAGAGTGACTGAATAAATCGTTAAATTAAGATTGCCTTGATTTGGTTGTATTACGGGAATAAATACTGGTAAAGTAGGAGTATCTAATGTGAAACGGATGATGCTTAAATAATAACTCTCTGGGTCATACACAAAAGGAGTATTACGAGTTTCGTTAAAGTATAATGACGGGGGGTTGCGATTAATTGTTTCTAAATTAGTAATCACCACATCGTAATAAACATTATCAGCGGTATCTTGAAAAGTGAAAGACATTTTATACTATAAGTGGATAAAAAAAATCTAAACTGAATTACTAAATCAAATAAAATAGGCGATGGGAATACTTATATATATAAGGAAAACAACTTAAAGAAGAAATCTAAACAGCGCTACAAGAAATCTAATGCCCTATATACAGAAATCTATATGTGCTATTGATTTCTGCTCGTAATAATTTTAAAATTATTACTAACACATATCTAATTTGGTGTAGATTTCTGTTAGATTTCTTGCGTTTTCTCGTCTTTTGATGCTTTTTCGGCATTCTGGATTTCTGTTTTAAGAAATCTAACCGAAGATGATTGCGACGATTTGTATCCATCTGGTTTCGTTGCTTGTATAAGTATTCCAACACTATTGGGATATGCTTGTCCGTTCCAATTCCACGATTGTATTTGACCTTTACCTTTCCCAATTAATTCCGTAGATTTTATCTCTAAATAATCCATTTTATAAAATAGATTAATATTAAAAAATGGAAGGAATGGAAGCATTTTTTAATATTAAAGGGTTTTGAAGAGAGGCGTCGTGTTTGACTTTTTCTTATAGAAAGTATAAAATTGCTTCCACTCCTTACACATTAAGAGTAGATAATAATTTAATTCAATTTGTAGAACCTCAAAAAAGCGGATGATATTGTTGGCGCTGTTCCACCAAAAGTCGGTGTAAAGGCAATTGATAATGATTTGTTTGTTGTTGATGATGTTAATTGATATATGATATTGTATTGTATTGAAATCGTAGATGCGTCTGGGAACGTAGTGCCGACTAAAAGTGTTTTATCACTTAATACACCTCCTCCTATATTTCCAATATAGTTGATTGTTTTTATATACGAAAATGCTGTTGTGTTGTCGCCAGTTAAATCAAAATTAACGTTAATTATATATGTCCCATTTCCAAAAGGAAAGGGTGTGCTACAAAAAGTATATTGTGTCCCAGACACGAGAGTTGCTGGTAAATTACCGCCAGATGAAGCGGATGATTTCTGTATTACCGCTCCTACATCTGCCGAAATAACATTTTTAGATGTTATTGTTGTATAAACCGAAGAATACGACATTATTTATAATAGCGTTACATTTTATTTAAACAATTCTGTAAATATTGGTGTTTGCCGTAATTACTGGTGCTGTCCCAGCAAAAGTCGGTGTTAATTCAATCTCAATTACATCTGTGATTGCTACATCGTGGGCGTAAATAAATGGGATGGTAAAATTGTGGGCGACTGCGTCTGGTAAAGTTGCCCCTACTAAAATCTCGGTAGAATATACCAAAGTCGCATTTACGGAATAATTAACGATGACTTCTTGGAATGCTGTTGTCGCATCGCCGTCAATACTAATCTTAACATTAAAACAATATAATCCTTTACCATTAGTTAAATTAGTGTTATTCAGCGTCCATTCCAGCGCTGTATAGGTTGTCCCAGATGTGACTGCTCCAACTGGTAGAGTTTCGCCATCAGTTCGGTTTGCTAAATCGGTATTTGAAAGTGCCGAACCTTGTCCGTTTACGCTAATATACGACATTTTATATATTAGTCCAACATTTTAATTTTTCCGTTTTATTATTTCTAAATCTTTAATTGGGATAAATATATGAACTTTCTCATCTGTCTCAATTTGCGCTCTGGAAAACATTTGGCGCTCGTATTTCGCAAAGCGTTCCTCATCGTATTCAATTACCGCTAAACAATCCACGAAATTAAAGATAAACATCAATTTCTTATCCCCAGCAACTTTATCCTCTGTAATCATCGTGGTTGAATATTTCCCAAGTGTATTGGTTCTGCTCTTCACCTCGTAATTGTATTTCTCGCAATAAAAATCGTGTTTAGCGTAGCGCTCCTCAAACGCCTTAATTTCACGCCCAAAATGTTTGCTAATAATCGGCAATATTAGCGCTTCTTCTATCTTTCCAAACTTATACGAATTAGGATAATGAACCATTCTTCTTATAATAGGGCGAGAAAAAATCTAAAAGAAATCTAACGAAATGTTTTGCTAAATATTTTGAGAGAATAAGTATTTCACTCAAAATATAATATTAGTTTAGTGTATATAATGTCTAAAATCGCAAAGGAAAGGCAAATGCTTCATTAT